CGCAGACCCCTACCCAAAGACCCTTTGTTTGATCTCAACTATCAAGAAAGTTATTATCTACAACACATACATCACAATCCCAACACAGGTTGTGATGAATGGCACGGACCCCGACATCGTCAAGGCTATGGCATGATTGGTGCTTGGCGTCAAGCAGATGGTGTCAAGATCATGACAGTGACCCACAGGATTGCTGGTCGCCGAAAGTTTGGTCGTGCCCTGGATTCAGATGAGTTTGTGATACACACTTGCTCAAATCCACGCTGTGTCACAGAAGATCACCTAATGCTGGGTGATCGATACACTGTGCATGATGTCATGAAACAAAACGCACGCTATCAAGCGTCAGGTAGGAAACTGGGCAGCAAAAACCGGCCAAAATAAAAGCAGCCCTGGGGCTGCTTTTTTGTATAAGTGTCGGTGCTGGGGTTGGTATAGGACTCTGTAAAATGGCAATTAAACAGACTAACTTAGAAAGGACTCCAAAAACTATGACCTAACACTTTACCTTCAGGACGATGGAGGGAGACCCAACCTGCCTCTGCGTTTAAGACACTGCTCGCGATTGAACAACATCTCTCAGCACTGACGCTACTATTTAGCGGGTTCAAACAAAACTAGTGAAAAAAGTTGTTGATTTTTGTCAAGATACTAAATACAATACTAGAGAGGAATACAAAAACAAATAATTTTTATTTGTTGAAAAACAGCACAAGGTTGGTGGGCCGATTGTAATACCACTGGTGAATCCGTTCTGATGTGTGACGGTAGCCAAATCCGATTGCTGTTGTCGGGCTTTTGAGCACTACCCCAAAGGATGCCTAAAACTTCAGCCCTACGGTCAGAAGTTTGCTCAATCGTAAAGGTTGTCAAAGTGAATGAGAAACACGGTCTGACAAAGACTACCTCATATCAGCACAGAGTCCAGACTCCATACTCTGCTGTGCTGTGCGTAAGATGGACACTGAAACGGGAGATCGCAAAACCTGCCCGGCCTGAAATGGTGTGTTTGTATGGATCTGATGATGCTGCCCAGCACAAGAATCACGCTTGGATAGCGTGATTCTGACTCCACATCGCCCACCTCTCTAAACAAAAACAAACAAGAGCAAATTGAGCGGCGACAGACGCTCAATAGATCTCGCTTAGAGATCTTGATGTGTGTTAAACTTGCTTCATGAACTTGAAATATGAATTTGCTTATACCAAAGTGCCGTTTGGCAAATATCGTGGTTGGTTTCTCAAAGATGTACCTGACAACTATGTTCAATGGGCATTGATCAATCACAACGATCGTGGCATCTGTGAGATGATGGCAGTGGAATGGCAACGACGACATCCTGAATATCGCAAGACACCAAAATAATGCCATTTGGCTAAATAATGGGAAAGGAACATTCCCATTATGGCCACATTCTATTATCGTTCAACTCGTCAACTGGAACCCAGACCCGGCACTGTGTGGAGCACAGTGTATATTCGACAGGATCCGGCGGAACATCAACGCCTGCTGACCTGGTTGGTGCGCATAGCTGAAGACATTGTGGGCATAGCACAGATAGATGCTGATCTGGCTCAATGGTTCTGCCGACCAATGCCAGACTTTCGCAAAAGCATACGTGGCCACTACTACTCACCAGAAGAATTGATCACAGACATGATTGATCAGCTGGCACATGGCCGTGACATCACCGAGGCCATGATTGGTCGTTGGAATCGACTGTGTGAAGGCACTCCTTGGCAGATTGATCTTGAAGCCACCTCTGGTACCAGGCCACCACAGCAGGATCCAATTGTTGTGTTCGCGTGATACCTTGAATCCAGGCTCCAGGAGGTCGGTTGCGCCAACGAGTGCTGCGTCGGTAAATGCTGCGTACTTGATATTTCATAACTGCCTATTTAATACACGCAGCTGACCCAATCATGCTGTTTGGTATGTGTAAACAGCACAGTGCGGTATGGTCAAGCTGTGATTGTACTGCCAAACTTGACTGCTGCCAGGTAGGTTCAGTAGTTGATCTCTACGTACACAGTCAGCGGGCACTCTCAAAATATACACCACCCCACCATAACGATACTGCTCACGCACAAGATTGTCTGCTAGATCTGGCGTGGCTGTCAAATACCATGAGGGGCGCCCACTAACGCCACCAGTCATGATGTCCACTGTGATAGGAGTCACAGGCAGCACACGAGTTGATTCAAATTCGGCGTACAAGTCCGGCGGCACTGCCACAAAGTAGTTTTTGAGTTTAGGCTGCTTCATGTGTGTCCTGATCCTGGTCTGCCTGAACACCAGCAGCATCCAATGCAGCAAAGAACGCATCACCAGATCTGTCATGGTCAGGATCCAGTGCAGCAGCCTGACACCAGGCCTGATACCAAGCATCACGCTGATCATGATTCATGCTCCAGTACTGTGTCCAACTGGGATTGGAGATGGATTTCAGCACAGGCAGTCTGGTTTCACGAACAACCATGACATAGTTTTCAGGATCAGCGTGAACACGATTCAATATGGTTGAGCGATCACAGTGATGTGCTCGTGCTGCCTGTGCTGCACTGGCAAAGGTACCTAGGGGTGTGCGAACTGGTGTTGAATTGGGCATGGTGTATTTAACCAAAATGTGTTGACCAGTATTCAAACTCATGCTATAATTACTACACATTGTTAAACAAACAGGAGGCTTACAATGCAAACACCACAAGACATCACATTAGATATCATGAAAGACAACAGTCGCGTTGTTGATTTTATCACACCAGTTCTCAAAACTTTTACCAAGTTAGAAATGGTCAAACAAGATGCCAAGCATGATAAATCAGCCAAAGCATATCTTGAATCAGTAGAACAAGAATACAGGAACCAACTAAAGTTCTTGTATGAAGCAGCCCAAAAGGCCTTCCCTGAAGACAAAGTAGATCCCAGGATTGCACACAGTAGTCTTGGTCCTGCTGATATCCTGGACCATTACGAGTTCAGCGTAATAGTTAGAAAGAAATAAAACAAAGCCCGAAAGGGCTTTCCTACAAAGGAATTAAAATGACAGAACGCACACAAGAACAACTATTAGAATACAAAGCATTGCTAATGAGATCATACGACGACATTTCAAACAATGTAGAACCAACAGAATTTATCAATCACGAACTGGCTCTTGGCAAAAGTCTTGATGACATTCAAGCAGGCATTGAAGATAATCGTGTATGGATTATGGAAACAATGAAAATGAAGAAAACCTAAAGCCTCCCTGTTTATAGGTTTTGGCCCTGTTAAACGCAGGGCTTTTTTGTTTCCGCTAAATATCTGCATGACAACGGAAAAACAATCAGATCAACCAAAAGTGCGTAAGAAGGCACCCAGTCGTGGTGGTGCTCGCAAAGGTGCTGGCCGTCCCGTAGGATCAACCAACAAGATCCGGATTGAAGAACTCATGACCACCATACACACCACGGCTGGTCGCCCCTATGGTGAACTCCTGGCACAGAACTATGTTCAAGCCATTGCTCGTGAAGACTGGAATGGTGTTCGCGACTACGACAAAGCATTCATGAACAAGATGATTGCTGACAAAACTGAAGTGACCACAGTAGACAGTGCAGACACAGTGGCACAAAAATCAGCAGCTTTTGCAGAAGCCATAGCCCAAATAGCTGGTATAGCCAAGAAACACTAAATAATCATATGCCGTTGATAAAGTCCAAATCAAAACAAGCGTTTGACAAAAATGTCAAGACAGAAATCGCAGCGGGGAAACCGCCTCGTCAGGCTGTGGCTATCGCGTATGCCACCAAGCGATCGGCAGCAAAGACTTCGAAGTCAAAAGGAAAACAAAAATGAAACCAGCAGGTACACAACGAGATACCAACTTGAATTTTGATGGCATGGAAAGCATGAGCCCCAGCCGCAGTTCAAAGTTTGCACACAACAAGTGGTCAGGACACTCTAATGATGGTCGTGAAGTAAACTTTGGTCGTGGCCCCACCCGAGGCAACGACGGCATGTGCGACACTCCAAAGAACTTGGGTGCTTCAGTGACCAAAGACAAAGGTCGTCGTCCTCCCACATCAGCCCTGCCCGCAGTGCCCGCACAAGGCAGTGTACGCGACAACATCAACCGTGGTCATCAAGACCGTGGTGCAGGTGGCACACAAGTACGCAAGCCCGCACCTGACAACATTCGTATTGGTCAAGGTGGCGGCACAAGTTATGGTGCCACAAGTCGTGGTAGTCGTCCTGTTGCCCCAGGCAGCACCGAAGGCATCAACTATGGCCCCAAGAAGCAATACTAATAGGAACCTGACACCATGATCCCATTTATCCCCCAAGGTCCATCAGTGATACTGCCCTACACTGATGACTCAACAGACAACAGCGTGACCCTGGACATGGGTGCGTTAGGCGTGCCCAATGTGCTGTATGTTGTGAACCCAGACACTGCCAATGTGGTTGTGGTCAATGTGAGTTTTGATCCACTGGACACCAACGCCAGCATCCCTACATCAGGAGCCAATGGCATAGGCACAGTGATCGCACCGTTTGGTTATGCCATGATTGGCATTGACTCACACTACCGCACTGGGCCTGTGTATCTAAGTGCTGCTGGCGACAGTGCCACAGGCAATGTGTTTGTGACACCTGGCGTGACACAGTACAAGTAAGGAACAACAATGAAAACCAATCCAGAATCTAAACCCATCAACCAAAAGCGTGGACCCACAACAGGCAACGCTGGTACTGCAAGCAAGCGTGAACAGTTCATGACAGCCAAAGCCAAATCTGGTAATGAACGCAGTGCTCTTGCTGACATGGTAAGTGACGCTGTGGCCAACCGTGGCCGCAAAATGAAAGGCTTCCGCGACGCCGCAGTGGAAGGACTCAAACCCATGGTAAATGTGGGACGAGGACCTACAAAAGGCAACAAGGCCTAAACAGCCTATTCACAGTCAGTGCCCAGGGCACTGGCTGTTTTCTTGATCTATAACTGTAAGGAACTGATATGACTGATCAAACCACCAACCCTTGGGCTGACGACACGCCCGCAAAACCTGCCAAGCCCTCAAAGGCTGCGGCACCAAAAAAAGACCTCCAGACACAACTGGACACCAGAGTTGAATATGACCTGGATGGTCTAATGACTGACTTCCCCACTGCCAAAGAACTTGAACGCTTTGTGTTTGACGAAACTGGCATTGTGTTGAACCTCAAAGGTCGCAGCAACAAACTCAAGTATCAAGTAGCAATGGATGTGCTCAACGGTGAGACTGTGGATCCAGGCTTCTTGGGCAAGGACAATCCTTATCTTGAGAAAACAGACATGGTGCCCGAAGAGCCCATGAAAACATTGCCACCACGGGATACTTCACTGCCTCCACGAGCAGAAGTGCAAAACGAATTCTTCACAGCGTTTGTGCCACATTCAGATCCAGAGTATCATGCACAAGGTCGCAAGATGCACTGCACATTCCGCAAGTATCGCACAGGCGAGATCACCTATGAAGTGCTGGGTCCTATTGAACCACGCCCTTATGGTGAGAAGATTGACAAGTGGG